GCACGCGGCATCTTGTACCGGCTCAGTACCTCACGGGCGGCCCTACGTGCTGACTGGCCACCGTCGACAGCACGCTGTGAGAAGCCGTTCGCCATCGCTTGGAAACGCGACTCACGCGCGCTGCGCGGCTTCCTCATGCGCGCTTGTGGTTTGCTCTGATCGTTCTCCGGCTCTCCCGACAACGCCGCGAGAATGTCGTCCACGATCGGGATCGCGACGCATCGGCAGCGGTAGTCGTGGCCTGGGTGGTTGCGGGCTCCATTGCGTGCCGTGATCGGCGGGTCGTCCCACTTGTGCTCGGTCTGGTTGAGCGCGTGATGCATGGGTCGGACCCGCTCGTCTTGGCTGGTGCTCCACCGGTACCGCTTCACACCGACGTGCTGCTGGCGTAGGCGGGTGAGCTCGCCGTTGAGCTTGCCGATCTGGTCCTGCGCGATCAGGTCGGCTCGTGAGCGGGCAACGCCGAAGCGCTCTGTGATCTCCCGCGCCAGGTTCTCGACACGCTGGCCAGATCGCAGTGCGTTCACCACGGTCTGCTGCAGCTGGTCGATCACCGTGCCGTGCAGGCCTCCGATCAATCGCACCTGCTCTCGCGCGAATGCGTTCAACGGCGCTTCGAGGTACGGCTCCGCACCGATCGGATCGAACCCGATCAGGCTGGCGAAAACGCGACCGGCTTCCTGCCGGTTCTGCGACGCGGTCTCGGCAGCTGCCTGCACTCCGAGGCGTAGCGACCGCGTGTCGGTCAGCTCGGCAGCGACGGCTTCACGCATGTCTCCAAACGCGCGATCGATGTCGTCGTTTGGCGCGTCAGTGCGCTGCGCAGCTGCGGCCTTCAACGCGGCATTGACGCGTGGCAGCAGGCTCTCGCGCGCCAAGGTCTCGATGCGGTCGAGGCCTTGCTTGAGCGCGATGTAGTAGCGCTGGCGTGCTCCGCCGGGCCACTTCACCAGGTAGAGGCGTGCACCTGGTTTGCGGTACTGGCCTGTAACCTTGGCAGCCTCGTAGCGCGCACGCAGGTTCGCCGCTTGCAGCAGCGAGAGCGACATCAGTCAGCCTCGGGGCCAGGAACTGGCAGGCCACCGCTTGGAGGCACTGCGACTGGTGGCTCGGGTGGATTCTCCGCCATCTCGATCTTGCGCTGGAGCTCTGCCTCTTTGATCTGCTCGCGTGCGTCGAGATCGATGGTGGTCTCCGGTGACCATCCGCGTGCAGTGAATCGGGACGTCGCGACCTCTGCGGGGGTGAGCACCTCGGACTTGATGTCGATCGCATCGGCTTCGCTGGTGAGCTTGCGGATCTCCGCTTGCTCCTTCGCGGTCGGCGACCACAGCGGGTTGAACGTGATGTCCCAGGACTTCGGCGGCTTCCTTCCTTCCTCGCCCCACAGGAGGCCGAAGAACTGCTTGAGCCGCGGCTTGAGCTCGGACATCTGGCGCGCGGCCACCGAGTCGTACCACCACGTCATGTCGCTCTCGCCAGTGGCATTGAGCCCAGCTGGCTCCTGCGCGAACAGGATCGTGACTGGCATGCGGGCCGCGGACGACAGGCGCAGCATGAAAAGGCGCAGCATCGAGTCCACGCCGGTGAGCGGCGTTGCCTTGCGCTCGAACTCCTCCATCTCCGCATCGACGACGACGGCGCGGGCAACCGATCGCGACATCTCCACCAGCTCCAGGCGCTTCATCAGGGACTTTTCAGCGTCCGCATCCTGAGACGCGAGCGTGTTGATCAGGTCGCGCACCTTGAACACGGCCTGGCTCATGTCGCTCATCAGGTAGGCGGCACCGTCCCAGCTCATGTGGAACTTGTTGAGCACGGTCTCGCAACGCTGCAGCACCGAATCGTCCCAGCTGTTGTTGCCGATCCTGCGTCGTCGACTCGTGCGCGCTCCACCGAAGATGACCAAACGGCTCTCGTGGATCTCGATGTTCGTTTGCGCGGTCGCCGCAGCAGAGACGCGGGTGAGGTTGTAGGTCGCGGGTTGCCCAAACTTCGGGTGGCGCGTGTCCTCGTAGTACGTCGCCGGCAGCAGCTCCCGGCAGTCGATGACTTCGAGCGCGTCGATCTTGCGGTATCGCTCGCCCAAGGGTTCGGCCTCACGCTGCGATCCGTCGTCGACAATCATGTACACGGCTGCGCCACCAAACACGCGCGCCCACACCTGCGCGTCGAGGAACGCACGATACGCGCCGAGCTCCTCCCAGCGCTGCATCACGTCGTCTGCTACCTCGCCATCGTTCTGCGTCACGGTGAAACCGCCGCGCATCATCTCCTCGGGCAAGCGGTCGCAGATGGACGCGGCCAGATCCTCGTGATGGTAGAGGTCGTCCAGCTCCGAGGCGGACAGCTTGCGACCCGCGGTGAATCGCGAGGCCAACGTCTTGTCCCGCATCGAGTAGCCGAGTCCGGTGAGCACGTTCGACCAGCCGTCGAGGCGCAGGGCGGGAAAGGCCTTGGTGATGCTTTCGATGATGCCCGTCATGTGTTGGCCATCGCCTTCGTGTAGAGGTCCACAGCGGCCCTATCGATCTCCTTGAATCCACGCGACATGGCGTCGCCGATGTCGTCGTGCTTGCCCTCGGGGATGGCCTCGACCTCCGAGAGCAGTGGTGCGTTCCACTCACCCGCGAGCAGCGTCACACGACCGGCTTCCGCCGCTGAGCTCACTGGTCCGAGGTAGGTGAGTTTGTTCTCGCGCGCGACTTCGAGGCTGACGCGGTAGCCGATCAGCTCGTTGCGGATGTAGTCGACCTGGTCTTTGCCCGCCTGTCCTGGGTCCTGCCAGAAGCACTGCGTGCAGGCGTGGCCGTCGAGTTTGGCGGTGGCCTTGCGCAGCTCGCGGTTCTGTCCGGGCGAGCCTCGCAGCGACACCATGTCGAGGATCCAGAGCTGGCCCTTGTGGTCGACGCCCCACTTCACGCCGCGCGTCCAGTCGGGATCGGGGTTCTCTGGCGTGGGCTTGCTCGCGGCGAGATCCCACCCACGCACGACGCGTGCGAACTTGTTGGGTGCCTTGTCCGCGATGCGGAACCACGATCGCTGGAAGTACAGGCCGGCTGCGGGTCGGCTGTTCCAGTTGGCCCAGCGCAAGCGCTCGCGCTCGACCCTGGGGAGCGCCATCAGGTTGGCGAGGTACGCCGGATCGGCTTCCATCAGGATCTGATTGTCTTCTAGCCTGGCGGCGATGAACGTGAACGACTTGGGATCGCCGTAGACGGCAGGGTCGAAGCGCTCGCGCAGCTCTGCCGGATCATCGGCCCACACCAAGCGTTCGTCGTACCGCACGAAGTAGCGCACGACGCCCGAGCGCTCTGGGATCACCAATCCGGTCTTGGGGTCGATCCACCAGTCGACCATGGTGCGGACCCATCCGCCGACGGGATCCTCCGAGTCGACCGGGTTGCAGGTGGCGCGTGTGTAGGGGCGCACTCCACAGAGCGATCGGGAGCGGGACTGCAGGTACCAGAACTGCGACTCGGTGAAGTGCGTGACCTCGTCGAAACCGATGAATGTGTACGGCTTGCCCTGGTGGCTGAGCTTGTCGTCCTCGTGCTGCAGGTGCGAGAACTTCATCGCCGCGCCTGCACGGAACTCCCATTCGAGCCTGTGCGCTCGCGCGATGCCACCGAAGTGCGGGTAGTGCTGGATCGATTCGTCCCAGATGCCGCCCTTGCCGGTGAGCTGCGTGGTTGTGCGGCGGAAGATGATCCCGTTGAAGTCGCGCACGTCGAAGTAGCGCGCGGGCTCGACCACGATCGAGCACGTTTTCCCGCCGCCTGCTGCACCACCGTAGAAGGCGATGTCTGCGGTGCACGCGAAGTATTGCGTCTGTGGGCCGGGCTGCGGCGCGAAACCGATCACGCTCGACAGGTGGCCGCAGTCGTCGCAGCGCAGCGTGATGTCCGAGCGCTGATCAGGCCTGCGCTTGACCGCCTGCACGGTGACGCACTCGCTCGGGTGCGTGCAGGTCACGTCACCAGCAGCATCACGCCGGCGGGCGTCTGCACCGAGCGCACCTGGTAACCCGCGAGCGCCAGCAGCTCCTGAGCCTCGGCGGTGCGGGCCATTGGCATCGGCGCGATCACGGGCTTGGTAACCGGGCGCGGCCGCGGTGGTCGCTGGTTACCAGGCTTGGCCACTGCCACCGGGTGCGGTGCTCTTGTGGGCGCTGTTGGTGCTGGCGCGACGGCTGGCTTCTGCGCGCGACACTCGTCCGAGCAGTAGTAGTCGGTCGGTCCACGCGGATCGAAGTCGGTTTTGCAGATGCGGCAGGGCCGCGGGTTGAGCTTGATCGGACTCACCATGGTCACACCCTCCGGTCTTGGCGGCGCCACTGACAGCGCGCCGTCCTGGAACACTCGCAGCCGCACACCTGCGGCGAACGTCTTGGTTTTGCTGTGCGCCTTGCCCACGGGGCAGTTGGTGCAGTGCGTGCCGTGCAGTGCCTTGAACTTGTCGCGGCCCACGGTGATGCCGTGCGTCGTCGCTTTGCGGTAGCGATCGGCGCAGACATCGAGACGCAGCCACGACAGCAGCCGCGTGCACTCAAATACGGTGAAGTCACTTGGCATCGCCCTCCGTGGATGGCTTGCCGCGACCAGCGCCGACGAACACGTAGGACACCGGCAGCGCCTCCCCGGTCGGTGTCGTGAACGCGATTTTGTCCGGTGCCGAAATGCCCAGGTGCTTCCCGAGTTGCGCCAGCGCGCGGACCTTGGCGCCCACGATCTTGCCCTTGCGAGCTCGCTTGAGCGGCTCGTAGGCCACGCTCGCCAGCTCCTGCAGGACGCGGTCCGCGGTGATCTCGTAGCGCTTCGCCACCTTGGCGCGGTGCTTCTCGACGAATGCTTTGACCTCGGGATCCTTGAGCAGTTTGTGGGCGGTTTGCTTGGCTGCCTTGGGGGCGTAGCCCGCACGGATGGCGGCGGCTTTCCCGTCGAAGTCGACGAGATACTCACCGGCGAAGATCATCCGCCGTGGTTTCGTTGGCTGGTCACCAGAGGTCACCATCAGAACTCCCTCGTATCGGCGTATTGGAAAATGTGCGGTCCGTGCGGGCTTGGCTCGCTCTCGCCTTCATCGACGAGCGTGCCGATCAGGAAGCCCACCACGCCTTCGTCGGTCACCATGGGACCGCCGGAATCGCCTGGGCAGAGGCACATCCCGGTCTGCTCGACTTGGTCCCATGGCCACAACCCTTCGGGTGTTGCGAGCACTCGTGCGAGCGGTGGACCACCGAAGCCACCGCACCCGAATCCCCACACGCGAGCCAGTACGCCTGGGGTGTAGCGAACGATGGGCAGCGGGGTGGCTTCGCTCGGTGATGCCAGGGTGATGATCGCGTAGTCGAGCGTGGGGTAATTCGCGTTCGTGAGCTCGTTGACGCTTGCGACGCCGTGGGTGACGCCGGCCAAGTCTACGTCGTCGACTCCGTCACGCGTGCAGTGGGCGGCCGTCAGGACGGTGGTCGATTCGATCAGCGTGCCGGTGCAGTGGGCGTTGCCGTGCCTCACGACTGCGATGGCGTCGGGCACGGGCGCGTCGAGCCAGTGGCATGCGGGGTCGCCGAGCGCACCTGTGGGTTCCGGCGCTGCGTCGGTGGTGACGCAGGCCGATACCATCAGGAGCGTGGCGACCACGAGCTTCATGCGGTCGGTGGTGCCTCGTGCTTGGCGGACGACTCACTGCCGACGAAGGGCTCGCCCGTGGCGTCGTGAACGACCATGCCGCGCGCGACCATCTTGTCCCACGTGGTGTTCATGCCTCGGGAGTTGGCGAGGTACTCGCGCTCCAGGTGGAGCTTGCGCTGTTGCATGCGTCGCCACTCACGGTGGATCTTCATCTCTTCCTTGCTGCGGACTTCGATGCGCAGGCGCTGGTCGGGTGGCGGAGCGGGCTCGGTCTCTGCCGTGGTGCGTGGTTCGGTGTTCACGTGCTTGTCTCCTGTGGTTTGGCGTCGGTGGCGACGATGATCGCGACGTGTCCGGCGTAGGTTTCGGCGTGCGTCACGCGGTAGCCGGCGGCCCTGAGCAACGGTTCGCTGCCCGCGTGGAACTGGTTCCAGCGTCGGACAACCAAGCGACCGGTTGGCACGTCGAGTGCGCCGACCACATCGAATCCGCTCAGGCGCAGCACGTCTTCGGGTGATGCGTGCTTGGGGTCATGGCGCGTGACCTCGATGACACCGGGCACGGACGCGAGCGCACGCATCACCTCGCGTGCAACGTTGACCTCTGTGGTCACTGGCTCGGCTGGTTGCTCGGGTACCGGCATGCCCATCGCTTGCGCGAACGTGAGCAGGTCGTCCGCATGCTGTCGGATCGCTTGGTCTCGGTGCAGGCGCTCGACCTCGGCGACACCGCAGCCAGGTGCTGGGAGCGTTTGCGTTTCGCGAATCACGAATGCCGGGTCGTTCGTGATCAGCGCTTCCGATTTCTCGGGCTCGGGCAATGGCTGGTTGTTCGGGGCTGTCGTCGGCTTCACGCTGCCGGCTTTGCACGCGGGGCAGTAGCGGTTCGCGTTCGACACCGGCGTGAACTTCTCGCCGCACGCGACGCAAGGCTTGTCCTGGTAGACCTTCGTGGGATCGGGCTTGCCGATCTCGTGCCGTCTGCGTTCGAGCGCGGTCTTGCGGATGTCGTGACAGGTCTGCGAGCACGTGACGGCTTGGTGTGATCGCGTGCTCGGGATGGGTTGTTGGCAGTGCTCGCAGAGGCGTGCTGGTTCCTGCTCTGGCATCGTGCCTTCACCTTTCTCGACCTCGGGTGGCGGTGGCAAAAGGGGAACCGGTGCCGGGTCAACTGCGCGCGCGAACGCCGGGTCACAGTCAGGCCCGCAGTAGAGTTGGCGCGGTTGCAGCGGCACAAACGGCTTCAGGCACGCCACGCACACCTTCTGCTTGAGCGGCTCGCGTACCAGCGCCAGCGTGGGCGGGTCCGTGATCAGATCGGGCGGTGTGGGCTTGCCCTTCGCGTGGTCTTTGCCGATCGGGCACTCCACGCAGCCAGTGCGGTGGGCGTGCGGCGTGTAGCCCGCGCGCTTGTTCGCGACCTCGCCACCGTTGGCCGTCCGATACTGCGCGGCACACGTCGGCACTGACAGTGTTGCGCGTAGCTCGGTGCAGCGGAAGTAGACGAGCGGCAGTGATGCGGCTGCTTTGCTCACGCGCGCCTCCAGACGAAGTGGCCTTCAGAACCCATGACGTCAGCCAGTCGGTTCACGCGCTCGCCGAAGTAGGCGAGCTGGCTGGCCGCCTTGTCGTTGCCGTTGTGCTCGCTGTCGGCGCCGACGAAGCTTTGGCGTGTGCTGAGTGCCACCAACCGCGAGGCGTGCGCGTGGATGTGCTTCGCCCAGGCCGTGGCGGACTCGGGCCGACTGACGAACAGTGACTCGACGCCGTGGTCCACCCACTCCCGGTGCGCCTTCTCGGCCCACGGCAGCAGTTGGCTCCACGTGCCGTTGACGAGCACCACGCACCGCGCCGGTTGGCCTGGCACCGACCACGGCAGCAGCAGGCCATTCTCGCCGCGGGTGAGGTCGTAGCTTCGGAGCGAGCGCACGATGCTCGTCGCGTTGCTGCACGGGTCGAGGCTGATCGGCGCGAACTTGCGCACGAGGTCCACGATGGCTGGCGACGTGTTGCGGTGGTCGCCCGCTTCGAAGTCGGCGTGTGCCAGCGTCGGGCTCAGTGGGTTGGGCTTGCCTCGTTTGCTCACTTGCGTGCCGCCAATCGATAGAAGGTGTTGTTGGTCAGGCCGCTGCACGCAGCGATCACCATGCGGCCTCGCGGCATGTCGCCTGCTCTGACGCCGCCCCAGTGCTCCGCGCCACACGGGTCGGGAAGCTCGCCACGCAGGAACGATCGAGCCCGTTCGACGACTGCGAGCCACCGGTCGACATGGGCGGACCACGACAGATGCGACGGCCAGTGATCGGGCTTGGTCGCGTCGAGGTTCAGTTCGCGCACCCAACGCGCCCGATCGCTGTCGACCACGAACTCACCGGTGGCGTCGACACGCAGGATCGACACATAGCGCACGAGCACATCGACCAGCGGCAATCCGTGCCGCGTGGCCTTGCGCGCGAGCGTGTGCGCGATCGCTGCGTGATCCTTGTCGGCGTCCCAGTTGCCTTCCGCGACCATGGCCATCGCCAACACGAGCACGGTCGGATCGTCGGTCTCCTGCGCGGCTGCGTGCGACGGTCGGATGTTGCCGCAGTCGAAAACGTGGAACGCGATGAACAACACCACGGCTCCAGCGATGGCTGCTGCGACCGAACGCTCCCAGCGCTGTCGCGCGATGCTTCCCACGATCAAGGTTCCGCTCACGAGACACCTCCCAGTCGTTGCTGACGCTTGCTTGTCTTTGGCTTCGGCGGTTTCGCGGGCGCGCTCTCAGCGACCAGCCGCGCCACCTGTTCGTCGAGCTGCACGCCCGGAGCGCGGAAGCCCGACAGCTCCAGCCCGAGCGCGCACAGCGCGTAGGCATCGGCTTCGTTGTGTTCGCGGAACTTGCGACCCCAGCGCTTCTCGACCCCCGCGCGCATCGCGTGCTTGTCCGCGTTGCCAAAGCCCGTCACGTACTGCTTGAGCTGCGTCGGCGGCACTTCGATCCACTGCTCCACCATCGCGTCGAGGCGATCGCGCAGCACGCCGCCAAGTTCGATCAGGCTGTGAGCGCCGGAGCCGCCAGCGTTGAACGCGTAGCCCTCGATCACGACCATCGGCGGCTCGGGACACTCCGCGATCATGCGCAGCAGTGGAGTGATCAGGCTGCGGTAGCGACCGACGCGGGCACGAATGCGTGCGGCTGTTTCCGAGCCCACCACACGCACGTCGATGGGGCGGCCGGGGATGGCGCGAGCAATGCCCAGCGCCGTGAGGGAAGCGTCAATGCCGACCACGCAACTCATCGGCGTGCCCTCACTTCCACGAGCGTGAGACCGAGGTCGTCCAGTGCGCGCGACAACGTGATCGGCTGGCCGTCGAACGTGTGCAGCATGTCCTCGGGCTTGCGCAGCGTGAGCTTGCCGTCGGCGTCGCGGACGACCAGCACGCACTCGCCGGCGGGCAGCTTGCACAGGTCGAGCAGCGTCAGCGAGCGCGCCACATCGGCGTCGAACGCGCGACCGAGCACGAGCGAGATCAGGTCGAGCTTGCCCGCTGCGACTTGCTCGCGCAGGTCGTGTGGCACCGACTT